CCATTGATGGAGAAAGCTAAAGAGCTCGAGATTGCTAAGCTTGAGATGGAAATCGAAGAGATGAAAGCACTCGTTCTGGAACGTAAAGCTAGAGCCAACAAGCTCCAAGCTGAAGCGGACAACGCAGAGCTAGAATTTGTGGAGACGGAGTCAGGTACGACCCACAGCCGTGACATGCAAAAGACCCAGTCACAGGCACAGGCGAACCAAGATTTGGAAGTTACCAAGTCTCTCCTGACACCACAAAAAGCCGAGGAGACTCGGCCAGAGATTGAGGCAGCGGTTGGATACAACGCACTCACCGAAGGTCAGCAACAGAACCCTTCCAGGGGCTACTGAAGAACCCTTACAGGGGCTACTGATCTATCCAACCACCGAAAGGAACTGAGGAACCAACATGGCTCAGAGTTTACATGATCAACAAATCGAAGAGACTGAACTTAGCATTGAAGATGCAAGAGCACTCGTCACCAAAGGGGATAAAGCCCTAAAGCTTGCAGAAGATCCCATCTTCAAAGAGCTTATTCTTGAGGGTTACTTCAAAGACGAGACTCTTCGTCTTGCAGGTATGAGTAGCGATCCCAACATCTCTGAAGAATTACGGAAATGTGTCGTTCGTGATTTGCATGGTACTGCGTCCCTCAAGCGGTACTTGCAGACGATTGTACAGATGTCCCTTATCGCAGAAAACAGTATCGCTGATTACGAAGAAACTCTCGACGAGTTGCGTGAAGAGGCTGACGGTGTCGAGGTTTTTGACAACACCGGAAGTGAGGAGTAATTCGCATGGCCGATGAACAAACCACAATGAGTGACGAAGACTTCGCAAACATGTCTGATGAAGACTTCTCCAATATTGATATCATGCCGGAGTCCCCTGCAGAGGAGGCACCGGTAGAGGAGACCAGTGAGGTCCCTGAGGACACCACAGAAGAAGAAGATACATCAACTGAAGATACGTCTGAACCTGACGATACAGAAGAGGGTACTTCTGAAGAGGAGGAAGCGCCCAAGGAAGAAGGGGAGGCTGATAAGGACTCTGAAGCTCCTTCTGAAGACAAGGATGTCGTTGATGAGGGTGAGGCTCCTGGTTCAGAACCGGAGGCTGCTGCCCCAAAAGCAGGTGATGAGGGCTTCGATTATAAGGCCGCATACGACAGCATGATGAAGCCGTTCAAAGCGAACGGCAAGGTTGTGAATATCCAAAGTCCCGAAGAATTGATCCAGCTGGCTCAACAGGGTGCGAATTACACGAAAAAAATGCAGGGTTTGCAACCTCATCTTAAGACTGTAAGGATGTTACAGAACCATGGAGTTATGGACGAGCAGAAACTCAGCTATCTAATTGACTTAGATAAACGAGATCCTGCTGCAATCCACAAGCTCATTAAAGACTCAGGCATCGATCCTATGGATATCGACACGTCTGCGGACTCTTCTTACAAGTCCAAAGATCGACGTGTTACAGATGAAGAGTACCGGTTCACATCCACGCTGGAAGAGGTTGCCTCCAATCCAGCCGGTAAAGAAGTGGTCGCTTCTATCAATTCCAGTTGGGATCGAAAAAGCAAAGACGCTATCTGGGCCGATCCGAACATTATGCGTGTCCTCACTACTCAAAAGGAATCTGGCGTTTTTGACCAGATCACCACTGAAATTGAGAGACGCCAGACACTCGGAAATCTCCAAGGTGTTCCATTCATCCAAGCCTACAAGGAAGTAGGCGAAGAGATGACAAAAGCAGGCAGTTTCAGAGAACTGGATACGGACGAGAATAAGGTCAACGACCCTTCTCAGAAATCCACCCAGCGTGTCGTTAAGACCAGCACCGCAAAGCGGAACGCAGTGTCAAACAACGACAAAGTTAAAGCAGCCTCAGCTCCAAAGTCCAACCCGGCCAAAAAAGCCAAAGAGGACTTCAATCCCCTGTCAATGACTGACGAGGAATTTGAGAAACAATACGCATCAGGATCTTAACAGACCTGCGTAAATATTGAGGAAATCGGCAAATGCCCGACGCAATGAACATGTACAACGACCCAGCTGGAGGCACTGCTTCCACACTAGGTTCGCAATTCAACACTTTCAAATGGCACAAAAAAGCCATTATCGATGCAAAGAAAGAGATGTATTTCACACCTCTTGCTGATGTAATGGCGATGCCAAAGAACTTCGGTAAGACGATCAAAGTCTTTCAGTACATTCCTTTGCTTGATGATCGCAACATCAACGACCAAGGCCTTGATGCCGCTGGTTCTGCAATGGCTGATGGTAACCTTTACGGTTCCAGCCGTGACGTTGGTACGATCACAAGCCGTATGCCAACTCTGAGCGAGACCGGTGGTCGCGTTAACCGTGTTGGCTTTACACGTGTAGAGCGTGAGGGTTCTATTGTTAAACTGGGTTTCTTCACTGAATTTACTCAGGAAGCGTTCGACTTTGACACAGACGAAATGCTCTATGAGCACTTGTCTCGTGAACTGGTTACTGGTGCTACGCAGATGTCAGAAGCTATCCTGCAAATGGATCTTTTGGCCGGTGCTGGTGTCATTGTTTACTCTGGCGCAGCTACAACTGACGCAGAGATGACTGCAGAAGGTGGTACACCTTCCATTGTTGATTACGATGACTTGCAGCGTCTGCATACGACTCTGAAAGACAACCGCTCACCAATGCAGACTAAGGTCATCACTGGTTCGCGTATGATCGATACAAAGACGATCAATTCTGGTCGTGTGTTGTATATCGGTACAGAGCTTGAGAGCACTGTTAAGGCCATGACTGATCCATTTGGCAACGCTGCGTTCATTCCTTTGAACCAGTATGCTGATGCAGGTACACCCTTGAACGGTGAAATCGGTACAGTGGATCAGTTCCGTATCGTCTCTGTTCCTGAGATGCTTCACTGGGCAGGCGAAGGAGCCGCAGTAGCCTCTAATCCTGGTTACCGTGCAACGGGTGGTAACTACGATGTCTTCCCAATGCTGACCATTGGTGCTGAGTCCTTCACAACCATCGGCTTCCAGACTGATGGTAAAACAGTGAAGTTCAAGATCATCACCAAGATGCCAGGCGAGAAGACTGCTGACCGTACAGATCCATTCGGTGAGCAAGGCTTCAGTTCGATCAAGTGGTACTACGGTACATTGATCATGCGTTCTGAGCGTCTTGCTTTGATCAAAACAGTCGCACGTCAGTAATTACTGAGTGACTGAGAGGGGTCCCTATAGGGGCCCCTTACACCATAAAAAATACTGAAGTCAGGGACTCCTATGAACGAGCAAACCGCAGCCACCAATGAAGCCGAACCACAGATGACAGCAACCCCCTCCGATGAGCTCTCACTCTTGAAGAAGCGAGCAGACATCATTGGTATCCAATACAAAAGTAACATCGGGGTAGACTCCCTGAAGGTTAAGATTGAGAACCACATGAATCCCCCCACACAAGATGAAGAAGTAAAAGAAGACGTCGTCGTAGCGAAGCGTAAGACGAAGGCTGAAAGCGAGCAGGCAATTCGAGACAACTTGTACAAGACAAAAATGAAATTGGTCCGTTGTCGTATCACAAATATGAACCCTACCAAAAGTGATTTGGAAGGTGAGGTCATAACTATTGCAAATCGCTTCTTGGGAACAGTTCGTAAGTTTGTTCCCTTTGGTGAAAAGACTGACAATGGTTACCACCTTCCACAGGTTCTTTTTGACAACATGAAATCCCGCAAGTTCCAGCAAGTTAAGACCAAGAAGGTGAATGGCCAGATTGTCCATACTACTCGTATGGTCCCTGAGTTTGCTCTGGAGGTTCTTGATCCATTGACCCCGGAAGAGCTTAAGCAGTTGGGTGATCGACAAGAAGCGTCAAGCCGTCTTGAAGACGGAAACGACTAATAAGACCAGCTTTGGGAGGGGACCTTAGGGTCCCCTTTCTACTTCCATATCTGTGTAATACTCGGAGAATACCACATGCCATTAACATCAACTTGCGGTGCAGATACCTTAGGTGAGAACCTTTATGACACCCTCGGTGAAGGCTCTAGTTATGTTCTTCCGGCAGTAGACTGGACCGATGCGAAGTTTGACCTACCAAGCCAAACTGACAACCCACTCTATGCTGATGTAAATTCCCTTACGAACGCCGACCTGACAACACAGAGTGTCGGAGGAGACGGTTCGTTTGATGCAATCATGTCTTCTATTAAGGCCCACCTGAAGGATGAATACGAAGAAGGGCGTCTTACTGGGGCTGACTACGCCAAGGCATACACAGAGCTCACCGGTGGTGCTATGTCAGCAGGTGTGCAGTTCCTCTTAGGGCGGGAACAATCTTACTGGAATGGTGTTCTGGTTCAAGCGCAAGCACGTAAAGCAGAGACTGAATCTGTATTAGCCATCGTACAGTTGGAGATTGGTAAAGCCACGTTGGTTACGACCCAACACCAAGCTAAAGCTGCAGAGGGTCAAGTGGCTCTTCTGAAGATGCAGTTGGCGAGTGAAGATGCAAAATACTGCCTGACGTCTGAGCAGGTTGAATCCAAGCGAGCAGATACATCTAACACTCGTACAGATGGTACACCGATTGTGGGTACAGCCGGTAAGCAGAAAGAGCTCTATACACAGCAAATTGACAGCTACCAGAAGGACTCATCCTTCAAAATTGCCAAGCTGTTTTCTGATAGCTGGACAGTCCAGAAGACACTTAACGAGAACCTCGAAGCACCCGATAACTTCCTTAATGCTGAGGTCGACAAGGTGATGAATTCAATCCGTGAGGGCTCTGGTCTAGGAACACCCGCACCATAAAAGGAGCAGTCTATTATGGGTTTGTTTTCTTCATCCACAAAGGTCTACGTGGCGTCAACAGCCTACAATATGGCTGGCGAGGAAGATTCTCGTATCAACTATCTCAAATCAACAGTAGCTCGGGGCGTTCTAACGAATGTTCCGAGCATTGCTGATAGTCTTGTCGAGTCACAACTACACGGCCCGATTATGGCTCAGAGGGGCTTCTTTCGCTGGTCTAATAATCATTATCCAGAAGGTCAGGTAAGCGGAAGTACAACCAACCGCCAGCTTCTAACAGAGACCCACGGAGAGACTATTAAGAGCTTTATACCGACACCCGTGGAAGGGGTGATCGAAGTCAGTATGGCATTTATTGACAATGCCGAGATCTCCATATTTGCAGAGCGGTACTTTCTTGCAAACCGTTTTGATCTGTACCAGTCAGATTGGTACTCTGATTATGATGATACCACTGACAAAATGAAGATTATTTATGAGGATCTTTCAGAAGAGCTCATAACTGTCAGCGACTTTAAGGCCCGCTCTGACTACCTATATGCGTATTACAGTACGGTGAGTGAGAAGGTTTACGCAACACCGGTTACCGATGATAAAGTGTTGAACCTTACAGCTGAGCCAGATCTCTCAGGAGCTGATCCAGTATGGGCACAGGACTCATATGTCCCTGAGACTATTGTCGAGACCCTAACAACGACAATCACAACAGTTGATCACACAACAGACCCTGATACAGAAAGTAGCTCTTCATCCACTGCGGATGTATCTGTAGATGATGCGTTAGGTGTACACTCACGCCTGGCTGCCATGGGTTACACAGACAGTAGCCAGGAAACCTCACTCCATGAGGATCAAGAGCTTACCATATGGAAGAAGCACAGGATCATCGTAGTAGA